ATACGGGTTGCCCAGACCTTGCCACCCCCTCAGATTGATACGCCACAAGCCGCTAGAGCAGGCGTACAGGCATTTAATGGCCGGGGCCCGGGGCAGCTAGGGGCGCTGCTAAAGCTTATGGGTGAGGCTGCTAGGGCCCCCACAAAGGCCATCGATATTGAAACTAGCACGCTGCGGCCATACGCTGAAAAAGCCCTGATCCTGACCGCAGCCGTCAGCTTTGGCGACACTAATTTTGCATTTGCCATTGACCACCCCAAATCAGGCTGGAAACCTGACGAGCGCAAGCAAATCATCGCTGCATTAAAAGTGTTGCTATCAACAGAAGCCAAAATAATAGCGCACAATACTCCGTTCGAAGTAGAGTGGCTAATCTCCTTAGTGGGTGTGGATGCCATTTTCCACGATTCGTGGGAATGTACCATGATGCAGTCACACTTTTTGGATGAGCGCCGTGGTAAGCGCGGGGGTAATGATGAACAGTTCCAACCGAATCCCTATCAGGCATTGGATTTCCTCGTTAAGCAGTATTTCGGGTTAAGTTATAAATCCCTGTTTAAGCTTGACCGCAAGAATATGGCTGCCGCCGATCTTGATGAAACACTGCTATATAACGGGGCAGACACGAAATACACGCTTAGGCTCTATTACTGGCAAGTCAGGCTACTCAAACAGGCAGGACTGTATAACGCTTATCTTGAAGCAAGGTTGCGTCAGCCGACAGTAGCGCTAATGCAGTCAATTGGGATTGACATAGATCAAGCTCAAAATAAGGAATATAGTGATCGACTTGGGGACGAAATAGCAGAAATAGAAGCTAAAATATTTGACCTAGATGAAGTCAAAGCTTTTGTGACTGACAGGAAATCATTCAATCCAGCTTCTGGCCCTGATTTAATCCGCCTATTGAAAGACTATGTCAAAGTAGGAAAGGTATTACTCAATGAGGAAGGTAAGGAAAGCACGGATAAGGGTGTACTTAATAAAATATCCCACCCAATCGCCGGACTTGTGGATAACTTTAGGAATCGTTCAAAACTCAAATCGACCTATGTGGACGGGTTTACGTTATCCCAAAACCATAGGGGTGCATTTATATGGCCCGACGGTAGAATACATCCTTCATTTAACACCACGTTCGCTGAAACCGGACGTACAAGTTCTGATGAACCAAATCAACAAAACTGGCCTTCCCGTAGTGACAAGTGGGTACGACGGCAAGTGGTCGCACGCAGGGGTCACGTCCTTGTGGCGTTTGACTACGGGCAACTAGAAGCTTGCACTGCCGCCATGTGCACCAAGGATAAGGTGCTAATCGACGCCCTGTGGAATGACTATGACATCCATATGGAATGGGCCGTTAGGGCAGTTGAATTGTTCCCTGCCTTCATAGGTGGGGCTGATAAGGCCAGCGATAAAAAAATCATGAAGGATTGGCGTGGCATCATCAAAAACAAGATGGTGTTTGCTTCGCTGTTTGGAGCCAAAACAGAATCAGTTCATGGCTACCTTGAAAACACCCTTGAGATGGATGTGCCCCTTCATGTGGTGACAAGGCTGATGGATGAGTTCTGGGATAAATTTGATCAGACGCTGACTTGGCAGAAAAATACAATGGCCACCTATTACGAGGTTGGATACATTGAAACCCCAACCGGTAGGCGGCGGCATTATCCACTGACCAAAAATCAAGGCGTTAACTTTCCCATTCAATCATTGGGTTGTGATATCGTATGTAATGCTATGGTGAGGCTGTCAGAGTTAGCTGCTGACACTGGGAAGTGGTATCTGCACCCCATCATGAACATTCACGACGACCTGACATTCTGTATTCCGGATGATGACAAAATACTTGATGACGCCATTGAAATTATCATCCGTGAAATGCTGAAGAAGTCATATCCCTTCATCAACGTGCCCCTTTCTGTGTCCTGTTCAGTTGGCAAGAACTGGCTTGATATGGAAGAGCTTGAGGGCAAATTTTGGAGTCATAAGCTGTGACTAAATTTTACTGTGTGGGGGTGCCTATATGGAAAAGAATAGCTTGGATTGTCTGTACTAGAAAATTTGGAGTGGCAATTTATTTTGGTCATAATCTCAATTGTTGGGTTAGGCATCATCAATGAATTCCTTACATACAAAATATCGCCCAAAAACCTTTGATGAAGTTATTGGCCAAGATGCAGCCGTTAGGTCATTGAAACGGATAATCAAAGATGCGCGAGCTCATTCTTTTCTCTTCGTTGGTCCTGCTGGAACAGGGAAGACTACTCTTGCACGGCTTGTGGCTAAGTATGTTATTGGAGATGATATTAGCCATAACATTGAAGAATATGATGCCGCGTCTAAGTCAGGGGCTGATGATGTACGCACTCTTGTCTCCCGTACTCTTTTCCGTGCTGTTGGTAGCAGCCCTGTCAAATTCATTATTATTGATGAAGCCCACAGACTGTCATCTGCTGCATGGACGATTTTGCTCAAGCCTGTCGAAGAACCCCCCAGACACGTCTACTATGCTTTTGCTACTACTGAATTAGGGAAAATCCCCAAGGCAATCATTACCCGGTGCCAGCGCTATGATCTGAAGCCGGTAAAGGAGGAATTACTCCTTGAGTTACTAGTACGTGTGGTTGACGAAGAAAAGCTGCAAATAGACGATGAAATTATTGAAGCCATTGCTGAGAACAGCGGCGGTAGCCCGCGTCAGGCGCTGGTGTATCTTGAGAGCTGCCTTGGCTGTAAGACGGTCAATGACGCCCGCCAGATCATGCGTAGCGCGGGGCAGAGCAAGGAACTGATTGATTTGGCCCGGTGGCTGGTAGCTGGCAAAGGCCACAATTGGTCCGAGGCCACTAAATACCTGAAAGCGCTTGAAGGGTTGGAAGCTGAGAGCTGCCGTATTGTCCTTGTGAACTATTTCGCAGCCGTGCTTATGAATATGAAGAATGACAAAGGGGCTGCCAATATGCTGCGCCTCATAGAAGTGTTCTCTAAGCCGTATATGACTTCTGACAAACTTGCCCCACTGCTTTACTCGGTGGGGCTGGCTATCAACCTAGACGGAGGCTAAGATGAAGAAAGAAAGAAATAAGCAAGATGCTTTGGATGAACTTGTTGAGCAAAATGCTCAACCTGTTGTTCCATTGACACAGGTTATTCTGGTGAAAGCAGTGATCGTATATGACGATCAAGGCAGCTACTTCATCCACGGAACCAGTAAAGATGATGCCAGCACCATGTTCAAGGCCATGGCCCCTATTTGGGGGTTTGATCCTTCCAAGGAACTTGCTCATGAAATTGAACTAGAGCTGGAAGTTGCCACTATTGCAGGAATGATAAAACCTAGGGTCGTATGACGCGCCCACTTGAAGAGCTAAAACAGCATCTGGCCATAGACAAGACGGTGCTTGATGATGAAGTCATCAGGCAGCCTGTCTTGTTCTATGAAATCAGTGAACAATTGACCGAGGCCATTGCTGAGCGCGATGCTGCCAAGGAAGAACTTGCCTATGCTGACGCTGAATTGAATTCCTATTATAGGAATAAGCATAAAAATTCTACTAGCCGCGTCACTGATAGTTTTATCCAAAGTTGCATCCAAACTGATGAAGACCACGTAGCTGCTAATAAGACATGGATGGATGCAAAGCTTAAGGCAGACAAACTTCTTGCTCTTAAAGAAGCATTTCAACAACGCAGTTATATGCTGCGAGACCTTGTTTCTTTATACTCTGCCAACTACTATGAGTCCAATTCCATCAAACCTACGAAAGCGCAAGAAGCTTCTCACTATGCTGCAAACCGCACTCGTATATCTAACGCGAGAGCAGCTAGAGGTAGCTAATGGACTTTGGCACTATAATTGGCTTTGGCCTATTTGGAATAATCCTGTGGCTAGCCGGAAATGATTGGATAAAATCCTACTTCGAAAGCAAGGAGGAGTTTATTCAAAACATGATTGATAACAGCGAGGATGATGAAAATGCCTAAGAAGGAAGAACGTTCTTTCAGCTACCAGAAGCGTAGTAAGGATGCGCTGAAGGAACGGGCTAATATGAAAGGTGGCAATTTCGACACCTACATCAAGCCAAAGTTTAAGCAGTGGAAGCCCAAAGAGGGCAAAAACATTATCCGCATCTTGCCCCCCACTTGGGACAATGCGCGCCACTATGGCTTGGACATTTACATCAACTTTAACATTGGGCCTGACAATCAGTCTTATTTGTCACTTAGCAAGCATGGAAAGGGTGAGGACCCAATTGCCGAAGCGCGTCGTGAAGCCCTCTCGGAGGGTGACAAAGATTTCGCGAAAAAACTCAGCTTCAATCAACGCATCCTTTACTGGATCATTGACCGAGCGGACGAGGATGAAGGCCCCCTCCTCTGGGCTGCGCCTTTTACATTTGACAAGTCACTGTCAAATCTTTGCATTGACGAGGATACTAAGGAAGTAGTGTTCATTGATGACCCGGTGAAGGGCCGCGATGTGCGCTTCTATAAGGAGGGTCAGGGCCTCAAAACCACCTATGACCCTAGCAAGATGAAGGTGCTGAAGGAAAGCACTGTTCATGAGGACGAGGGGATTGAAAATGAGTGGCTTGATTTTATTGCCGCAAACCCACTCCCAGAAGTTCTGAATTTCTACGACTATGACCATATCAAGGCCCAGTTTGACGGCCAGATTGGAAAGCGTGATGATGACGATGAGGATGAGCCAAAGAAGCCGTCACGTAGCCGAACGTCGCGTGATGAAGATGAAGTTGAAGAAAGGCCGAGTACACGTAGCCGACGTGCAAAGGACCCGGAGGTGGATGAGAGTGATGATCCGCCAAAGAGGAAACGAGTACGCCGTGAGGCTGATGAAGAGTTTGATGATGAAGACAGCCCACCTGCCCGCCGCAAGCCTAGCCGCGCAGCAGATGAGGATGAAGATGAAGAGCCTGCGCCCCGGAAGCCTAGCCGTAAGACGGTTGAGGCTGACGACGGTGAAGAGAATGAAAAACCTTCGCGGCGTCCCCGTTCCCGTGTAGCTGAAGATGAGGATGAAGACCCCCCTTCGACCCGCCGTGGAAAAGAGTCCGCGCGCTCTGCTCCTGATGACGATGAGGAAGGTGGCGGCAGCCTCAGAGAACGTTTAGCGAGGCGCCGGAGTCGTAGCTCAGACGACGACTAGACGTGATGAAATGATCAGGAGAGCGGGGAAGGATCCAGTTCAACTGGATACCCGCCCCCTCAGCCAGATCATGAATGATGAAATCCCATACCTCAAATGGGCCAAGCAGCAAGAGGTCATAGTGAGGGCAGGATTCAAAACTTGGGCAGAACTATTAAAGGAACGTTATCGTGCCAAAACTTAACGGCAAGCAACATCTGCCCAAACAGGATATTTCACCCGAGTATCAACTGACGGCCAAGCTTCTTGAAGCCTTCAGGGATACTTGGGTGAGTAAGAACGGTGAGGGGCTGGCGGATCCAGTTACGTTTTCTCGTATGAGTGTTGTGGCCCTAAGCCAGCTTGCCGCAATTGTCGGCGTAGACGTTGGAATGACACTAGATCAATTCACGGCTATCTGCCGTGCCAACTTTCAACAGGCTTATGAGAAAGCCCCAAAATTTGGGTCATAGAACATGCTTACTGTAATTCTAACCACAGGCTGGATTTTCTGGGGCGCGTGGGCCGTCGTTGCCTTTTTCGGGATAATTGCTAACGCCAGTGAAGATGAAGGTATGAGTGGTTGGGCCATTTTCCTAACCATCGTTGGCTTGGGCCTTACAACGCTGTTCACTGACGCCTTTATTGGCATCAGGGTTCTGTGGCTTGCTTTGGCGCTTGTTGGCTACCTTGTCCTTGGCGTTGCTTGGTCATTCAAGAAGTGGATTGGATTTGTTAGGGGTAGGAAGGAAGAGCTAAAAGAACAGTACGCGAGCTATGCCAAACGCGGCATGCTCAGCCCACCAAATCAAACATTTGATGACTACATCAAGGATAAGCGCCCGCTGGCTGTTGAGAACGAGGCCAAGCTTATTACTTGGATGGCCACATGGCCCCTCTCATTTGCTTGGTGGGCTCTGACCTACCCACGGCATTTCTTTGTTTGGGCCTACAATAAGCTGTCTACTGTATTCAATGACATCTCAGCCCGTATTTGGGACAATGCCTAATGTTGGAAAAGCTTCGACAAGCCAACCTTGCCCGCAACAAGGAATGGGATCCTAATGGCAAAATTGACCTCTTATTCAGAGGGGTTGAGTTTGCCGGTG